GGTACTAGTTCATCAATGTCCTTCTTACGTGTGTCAATAGGAAGACGACCATCTGCTGATTTTAAATCCTTCCATCGTGTGCAAGGACCTTGTTCTACTGCGAGATCTGCTGAAGCTTTTAATAAGTAATAACTCCAAGCTTCAGCATACTCGTCTACTAATGCTAATGCTTTTGGATCTGAATAACTTACATCATTCTTTGCTAGGAAATACGCAAAGTTAATAATACCCACGCCCAGTGGTCTAAATTCTTCTGTTGCTAATTCGGCTGCTCTTACAGGGTAATTCTGATAACTTAATAATGCGTCTAAACCACGAACTGCTAGGCGGCACATCTTTTCAAAGTCATGTGGGCTTTTTACATTGCCCCAATTAATCGCGCTTAAGGTACATAGTGCGATTCTACCATCCTCGTCGTTGACATCTTTCAATGGCACGGTGGGTAAGTCAATCTCGCAACACAGATTACTCATTTTAACAGGAGCAATCTCTTCATTGAATGGACTATGTGTATTTGCATGGTCCACGTTCTGTAAATAAATCCGACCAGTGTCTTTGCGTTCGCTCATAAATGCGCTAAACAAGTCTCCGGCTTTTACTACCTTCTTGCGTAACTTGGTACTGCGTTCTGCTCGTTCATACAACTCTTTGAACTTGTCCTGATCGTTGAAGAAAGCTTCATACATTTCAGGCAAGTCGTGGGGACTAAACAAGGTAATATCGCCACCTTGAATAAGTCTTTCGTACATTAATTTGTTAAATTGGACACCGTAATCCATGTGACGTATACGATTATCCTCTGTACCTTTATTGTTCTTTAGTACAAGAAGGTCTTCTACTTCTAAATGCCACAGTGGGTAGTATAAGGTCGCGGCGCCATTACGCACACCGCCTTGACTGCAACTGCGTGTGGCTGTTTGGAAATGCTTCCAGAAAGGTATTACACCTGTATGATATGCATCGCCGTTACGGATTGGACTACCAAGCGCACGGATGCGTCCGGCACCAATACCAATGCCGGCCTTTTGACTGACGTATTTGACAATACTACTACTAGTAGCATTAATACTGTCCAAACTATCATCGGTTTCAATAAGTACGCAACTCGAGAACTGCTTCTGAGGAGTGCGTACACCAGCCATAACAGGGGTAGGAAGACTAATGTCTCCCAAACTAATCGCATCATAATAATCCTTCACCCAGCGTAGACGTGTATCTGTAGGGTACGATTGAAATAGTGTTGCCGCAATTAGCATATAGGCCATTTGCGGAGTTTCGAATATTTCACCAGTGACACGATTCTGTACTAGGTACTTACCGCGCCATTGTTCCATAGCAACATAAGTAAAGTTCTCATCTCGATCATGATGAATATAGCTGTCTAATGTATTCCACTCATCTTCTGTGTAAGCATCGAGAAGACCGCGATCATAAAAGCCGCGATCTACATTGGTTTTAACTTGTTGCAATAATGACCACGGAGTGTAGTCATTGTAAATTTGTTTACGTAAATGATAGTTAATCAAACGACCAGCTACATATTGATAGTTTGGTGTTTCTTCGTTGATTAGATCTGCGGCACTTTTAATAAGTGTTTCTTGAATATCCGCTGTTTTAATCCCGTTATAAAACTGTATGTGTGATTTGATTTCTACTTCGCTTGCACTAACACCTGTAATACCTTGTGTAGCCCAAAATACTACTTTGTGTAACTTTTCTAAATCGAGGTCTTCAGTGTGACCTTCTCTTTTTGTAACTTTTATTGATGTCATTGATTTCTCTTAATAGTTTTCTAATTGCAAATCTACTTCACTGTACCGCTGTTTTAATTTTAATGTTTTATCGATCTGTTTGGTATTTACTAACTCGCCGTCAATCATATTAAGTATATATTTTCCCTGATTAACCCAAGCTAAATTAAAAACATGTCGATTTTTAGGATCTTCATATTGTCGTAGCTCGATTTCTAAATCTTTTCTGTGCCCAGTTAATGTTATAGTATAGACTATTCCAAGACATTTTGCAACATCACAGTAGCTATTTTCCATAATTAATGTCCACGGATCTGGCCATTCATTAGGAAGATCTGGATCTAGGTTGTAAGGCGTAAAAGGAGCCCTTGCCCAATACTCTGCAGTTTGAGCCAGTGCCTGGTCTAAAGGTAGTAAATCTAATGACGCTCGAAATTCACGCCAGGACCTCAGACGGTCCTCTGGCTTTTGTTGAAACATGTTGTACTTATATAAATTGTGTGTGGTTGTATTTAATACTGTAGCCAGTTGATGCAACATTGCAAGTTAAATAACCTGCGGCATTAGCAAACAAGTTAGCCGACAATGCTGTTGTTGGCTCAGCATACTCATCATCAAACTTAGTTACACCATTACTGTTGTTGTACTTTAGTTCGCCAATGCGATAGTTTGCCCCATTGGTGATTTGATATTTAACTACACCGGCGCCAGCAGTTAATGTACTGATGGTTGTAGTTCCTGATGGTAATGTTACATTGGTAGTATCAAAGTAGTTTGTTCTAGCTACTAGTCCAGTTACAGCAGGATCAACATATATTGATTTGACTGCGGCTCCAGAGAAGAAACTGTAGTTAAGTTTAATATACGAGCTTGCACCTGTTATGCTTAGACCGTAGTTACCGCCAATGAACTTTACATTATCAAATGTAACATCGGTGGCTGTGTTGATTAATACCGTAGGTGCAGTGGTGCTGGCAGTTTGTGCAGATAAATCTCTAATAGAGATAACACTAGGTAGTGTTGCACCATTGGTTCCAATATTTGTACCAGACTGAAATAAACTATCAACAATAGAAAATACTGTGCCAGCAGTGGCTTGTATAACTGTATTATTTTTGCCATCGCCTACTAGTGTAACATTAGGCGGGATTAAAATTGGACTTGAAATTATGTATGTACCGGCTGGTATTTTAATAGTACGTTGAACATTACGATGGGTGCCATTCAGACTACTAACATAAATTTGTTGTATGGCACGATTGAGAGCTAGTGTATCATCTGTTACGCCATCGCCCTTGGTGCCAAAGTCACGTACACTAACATTATCATCTAGTACGCTTTGTAAACTACGAGTTACTGGCGCTAAAATTGTTGCGCCAGTTTGACTAGTATAACCTGCATCTGTACCGGCAAATGTATAGCTGGAAATAAATCCTAAGAAATTGCTATGCTCAGTTAAAATCTCAGTATGACCTACTGTAGGTGCACCTTCGCTTAATGTACCATTACCAATGAATAATCTACGTGTGTCTAAACTCCAGCCCATCTCTGCAGATGCAAGCTGTGGTAGATCTTGTTGTAAGCCTCTACGAAGCTGAATTTGACTAATTTGAACAATCGCCATATTATACTAACCCTGAAATATAATGTATTTATGCAGTTAGGTAGTACAACTCTACACGTTTGTTCCATTCATTGCAGTAATGCTGAAACTCGTCGCCTTCGAGAACAAACTCGAGGTATTTGGGGGTGTCAAAAACGCCCGGACTGAGCTCTTTAGGCTGGCAACACATAAGTATTACACCCTTTTTGATGTCAGTTCCGTGCATATTATTGTGTGCCTGTGCATAGGCCGCCAACTGTATAAAATAATCAGTAATATATTCGCGACGTTTAACTTTATTACTTTGTTTGTAATCCATGATAGCTGGCTCACCATCGTGTACACCCACAGAGTCTGTGGTCCCGGCATATAACCCACTATAATAAACTGGGACTTCAACTCCCCATACTTCATTGATTTTAACAAAACCTTCCAGTATAACTTGCGCGGCCATAAACCAACTTGGCTGTGCAAACGGATTACCCGGTAACTCTTTCATTTCTCCAGTTTTAACATAGTGCTCCAGGTAGCTGTGCATACGTGTTCCGCGGTTGGCAGCTTCTGTAGTAATCTGCTGAGCACGTTCTGTACCTACAGATTTTTTCCAACGATCTAATGCTTCTCGCGACTCTTTAGATTTAGTCTTATCCAGGATTGTTGTAACACTAGGAACCTTACTTCCGTCGGGTAAACAATAATGTCTTTTTCCGTTGATTGTTTCTCTGTCGCAGGGTGTGTAATCGTATTTTTGTATAATCATATTCTAAAGGATTCGCCGCATCCGCAACGATCCTTTTCGTTAGGGTTGTTGAATTCAAAGCCTTCATTTAGGCCTTGTCGCACATAATCTATTTCTATTCCATCTACTATAGGTAAATCTTTGTTGTCTACTATGACGCTAAATCCAATATAGGGAAAACTTGTAGAACATTCCCACGGCGCATCGACGTATTCTAATACATAAGCAAGACCAGAACATCCAGTGGTTCTTACGCCCACACGAATGCCAATGCCCTTGCCGCGGTTGGCTAAGTTAGCCAGGATCTTTTTACTTGCTGTGCTTGTTACGGTAATCATTTATAGCCGCTTTGATTGCATCTTCGGCCAAGATGCTACAGTGGATTTTGACTGGCGGAAGTGCGAGTTCTTCCGCAATCTGAGAATTTTTAATTTCCATTGCGGCATCAAGAGTTTTACCTTTAACCCATTCTGTGACCAAACTGCTTGACGCAATCGCTGAACCGCACCCGTAGGTTTTGAACTTAGCGTCTTGAATAATCCCATCTTTAACCTTTATTTGAAGTTTCATTACATCACCGCAGGCAGGTGCTCCTACCATGCCAGTACCGACAGTATCGTCTATTTCCATTTTACCCACATTACGTGGATTTTCGTAGTGATCTATTACTTTATCTGAGTATGCCATATATTATTTTTACAAGTAGATTCTGTTGGACCACAGTTTTTCTTAGTGTCTGTGTTAGTATTTGTAGAATTGCCAGTTGATTGTTTTTGTGTTGTTTGATTAGTAGTTGGTGCAGTCACAGGTTTAGGTGCTGGCTGTGGGTTGATAGTTTGTTGAAACACAGGACTGTTTGCAGGTGGCTTAGGAGGTTGCGGTGCTGGATGAGATGGTGCCGTAGATTTTGTTGTATTAAATAGTTGTGCCAGACCGGCGGCTTGTGCTAAAGACACCAATACTAAAGATACTAAAGTTAACGCTATTTTTTTCATTATGACCATTCTTACGCTATTGTAGCGTGTTAATCACAGAATGTCAATGGTATTGGTTAAGTGGTAGCCGCTCGTTTAGCCATTTGGCTAACGACTTTAGCAGGATCTGTTGAGTTGCCACCATTGCCTCCGCCACTTGCATCTACTGTGGATTGTACTTGAGTTTCTGGTGTCACAAAGTAAATATAATTTACACCAGTTTTTTCATCTGGTTCAATTTTTTCTACTACATCTTTAAAATGTCCAGATTTGATTGCATCATTTAAATCTGTCCAACGAAAAGAATTATCGCCACGCTCAGAATTGACCATGGCAACTATCTTATGTGTTTCTTCTCTTGGGATAGCGTGTTGAAATGCTAGTTGACTTTGTACTGTTACAAGAGCATTCATAATGTCGTTGTAACCGTGAGCATCAGCCTTATCGTTATGATTAACTTCAGGCTGATCTAAATCCTCAACTATGATTTCAGTGATACGCATATTAACGACGTTCGCGGCCTAGTTCTTCTTCGCCACCAACTGCGGCATCAGTTGCATCAAATCCATCTTCTGGAGGAGCACCCAAGTCGCTGTCTAAATCGCTTTCAGGAGCGGCGCCTAAATCTGCACCAGGTTCTTCAACATTGCCGCCCATATCCATTGCGGTGTTACCGAGTTGTTCGCCGCTTAGTACACGAACTGCTGTATCGCTAGTTTCACGTGCTGTGCTTAATGCTGTGTATAGTTCTGTTAATGTTGGGCTAATAGAGCCTTTGAATGCTTCGGCTTGTTCGCTACCAATTTGATCACGGATAGTATCAATAAGTGCAGGAACTTGTTCGTTCTGTACCTTAGAGATTTTCTCTAACATATCTTGAATACTGTCAACGATATCTTTAGCGGCTAAAACAGCTTCGCTACGACCCATTTCAGATTCAAACAAACCTTGCTCGGAACCCATCCATTTGTCTAGGCCTTCTTTAACAAGCATAAGTTCCATATACTTGCTGTTCTTTTCAGCGGTGTGTGCGCCAAAAGATTTTTTAATTTCTTGGATGTTTTCACCAAGGGCTTTGCTTAGGCGTTGTGCTTTAGCATAAGTCAAGTTATCATAATCGATCTGAAAACCAAAGCGGCTCTCAACGATTTTGTTAATCTTTTGTGGTGTTACTTCGGTACGCATTTCAGAAAGTCTCATGATTGTTTATTCCCATATCTTGTAGTATTTAGCAGTTTTATGTATTTTTGATATTTTATCTCGGGCAAGATTTAGCCTAGTTTCGGCTATTTCCAACCTAGGCATCCTAGTATCAACAGTTACATAATCACCGCGCTCTCGTGCTTTTTGTATAATATTACGCAACGCAAGCATGTCTGTATAACACTTATTTATTTCCCGATCGCAAGCAAGTATATCATCGGCTGTCCAAAACTTCTTTTTAATAGTGTAGATTGTATAAAGTATAGCACTAATTTTAGTTTCAAATCGATGTACAAACTCCTGGTTAGCGTCCAGTACATCGCAAGTTTTATTAGGATTAATAGTTAAATGATAAAGCCCAATACGATAACCATTTTTTACAGGTATACATACAGGGCTAGAATGTTCAGTTTGAAGTTTACCTAACTCTCGATTAGTCCACTGTTTAATGTAGTCTGTTGCGGCGTTAGATACTGCTCGGATTTCTTTATTCGCTGGTTTAGCGGATTTTTTTTGTATATGTGATTTGACCATTGTCATTACGACGCAACAGGATATCCTGTGTCGTTAGTTGATTTGCAATTACTTGCTCTCGTTCATCGAGTTTGTGTTTTGGAATACTTGGTTCATGTTGAAAACGACCAAGTAAATCTGCTTGTTCATTGGTTATAGCGACTTGTACTTTGTTGAGTAATTCTACTATTTTCATTTTAAACCATGTAGTACAACGCCAATCATTCCTGTTAGCATTGCTACAAATATAGCAGTACCAATGGTAATTAATGTTTTATTACCTTCGCCGCCTACTCGTCCTAGGCTGTCTTTGATATCTACAATATGACCCTCTAGCTTTTCCATTCGGCCATCTAGATTGTTTAGTTTAGTTTCCAAGTTAGAATATCTTTCCGCACATAGCTCAACGTGCGCCTCAAGACTCTTCTTTTCAATATCGGTGGTGGACATCTATATGTTCGCTTTCAAAATAGCGATGCATTGTTTCTTGAGCCTGTATGTGCCTTGATAGTGAGCCTTAATGGTGCCTTGTAGCATCTAGTACTATTTAGCTTGGTTTAATCTCTTTGAAATAAACGTTTTTAATGGTGCCGTATGGATAGAAAATGGGCAACATAAAACGAGCAGTTTCTTCTAATCCTGTTACTACAGGTACTTGTTCAAAGTCTTGCATTAACCCACCAAGCGGTTTATCAGTGTCGTATACCCCAGAGCTTTCTACAGTCCATTGCCACATCCAGACTCGTTGTATACCTTCGTAAAAGTCACCAAATTCATATCGGTCAAGATTCATATGAATAGATATAGGCAGTTGTATATTCTGCGGTTGTGTACGCAATCCCATACACTGAATAACTGTTTCCCAGTTACGTTGTTGATTGCGATCTTTAGCATCATTATCAGCACTACGAATCACACCAGTGGCTGTGATATCTACTAGACTAAAACCTTGATAATGGTGTATATTACTTGACATGATATACGTATTTAGCGGCCACAAAAAAAGCGCCTATTAAAGACGCTCTTCTTGTTTTTAGTAAAACTATTAAGCTAGTTTGAAACCAGCGGAAGTAACAGTTAAACCAACGCTTGAACCACTGTAAGTACCACCATAGATATTTGCAGAAATACCGATGTTACCTAATGTGTTTAAACGTGTTTGTAATGCTGTAGCGATTGTGCTTGGAGTGATAGTCTGAGCACCTTGACCGCTGTTAGAACCAGCACCGGAAGCTTCTAAAAGAACGCTCATTTGGTTACCAGCTTCAACTTGATACATTGTAACTGTACCGTCGATTGTTAAGTTGCGTAGGATTGTCTCAACTGCACCACCAGTAGCCATTTCAGCTGCCGAGAAGTTTGTAACACCAGAAACGATTTTCAATGCGATTGGGTTCTTTGTTAAACCTGTTGCAATAATAGTACCTGTTGTACCTGCTGTGTTGTCTACGTTGTTTACTTCTAACGCATCACCAGCGTAACGTGTTTGGATTGCCATTTTTAAATCTCCTTAATTTATTGTGCGTTTCCGCATACATTTATTTATACAAAATATAAAAAAACGGTATTTTAGCTATTCTTCTTTAGCAAATAGTGCGGCACTAAATGTCCCACGATTTACTAGTTTTACTAGGCCTGTTGGTGTATTAAATACAAATCCTTCGCCTGCGGGTTTGCCGTTGACTGACTGTTCTATGCCTTGTACTTGCTGTTCTAACTGATCGGCTAGATTAGCCTTAAGAGCATATAAACTATTCCATATAGCAAATAAGGCTTTTAATCCGTTTCCTTCGCGTACTAGATATCCGTCTTGCCCATCAGTGCCCACTAGGAAGTTGAACTGTTTAGCACTGACATTATGTTGTAGCCAAGGACCTAGATCTTCTGCAGTTTGTCCTGTGATTTTTTTATTACAATACTTTTGTAGTGCTTGGCGTACTACTCCAGGAAGTTCTGCTAGGAAACTTTCCGCTAGTTGTCCATACTGAGTAACTGCTCGGCTTGCGGCTTTAGTTAACTGTACAGGATCATTTAAACGAAACTTAATACCAGCATTAGGAGTTAATATAACTACAGAGCCATTCATTACAAGGCCTTTTCCGTTCCACTGTTGCGGAGCGGCATTGTCGCTGGCAAAATATTGGTGTACTACTATACCACCAACACTACGTCCAATAAGTTTACCTAATTCTGTATTAGCTGGAACACGGTAATCAACTACGTTTGGTTTAAACTCATATACGCCATCTTGCACCGGTAGTTGATCTGACCATAGTAAGTCGCCCCAGAAGAAACCGGGACTAGAGCCTACTGCGGCTTCTAGGCCCTTCCAGATGTTTGCTAGTTTAGCATATAGATCTGGACGTAGTTTGCCTGATGCTTTTTTACTGTCGTACTCTTGCCATTTGGCAGGACTGTCAGCAAAGAACTTGGCATCAAACATATACTTGTCTTGTACAGTAAAACGACCATCACGCACACGACCGAAGATTAGTGCAGGAAAGCCATCCCACTTGATAGTTACACTACCAGGATTCTTAATAACGTATTGCAAACTTTGTAGAGCTTGTGTTGCCGCTTGTGCGCCATCAAATATACTGTCCTCTGGATGAGGCTGAGCACCAGCACGTGCTTCTACTAGAATGTTATCAATAAAATCTAATTTCATACTATATGACCCAACTTACGGAACCAAGCGGCTGTGCCAGGTGCAATGTCCTCGGGTAGGGTCAGTAAACCTTTAGCTTGATCCTGGCGTGCCTGAGCTAGTTTAGCTTCTCTATCTGGATCGTTTTGTAGTGCGGCCATTACTGTGGCAACAGAGTTTAAGTCTGCGGCATGTGCGCC